CCAATGCTGGTCTTTGGTATTGGAATGGTAACAATTCCGCGTCCAACGCGAACTCCAACATCGGCGGTCGCTATTTAATCAAGAAAAATATGTAGCACACATAATCCTTGCCCCTTGGCAAAAAACACTTCGATAAGAGGGCGGTCGAGTAGGTCTGTCTCGAAAAACCGTGAGAAGATTAAAAGGTATGAAACGAGTAGGTTATTTATACGAAAAAATGTGCGACTTGGCTTTGATAAAGCTCGCCATTCACAAAGCGGCGCAGGGCAAAACACGCAAGCATTATATCGCAAAAGTTCTTGCGAACGAAGAGAAGTATGCGTTGAGGATTCAAAAAATGCTTCTCGATAATGAGGTGCAGTTAAGCCCGAACAGAACAATCACAATATATGACCGCTCGTGCGATAAGGAGCGATTGATAACCGTGCCGAAGTTCTTCCCAGACCAAATACTTCATTGGGTACTTATGCTCGTTATCGAGCCGATTCTTATGAAGGGTATGTATCGGTTTGCGTGTGGGAGTGTTCCCGGACGCGGAGGTATGGAGGCAAAGAAGTATGTCGAAAAGGCGTTGCGCGACGATAAAGTTCGGTATGTCGCAAAGCTGGATATATCGAAGTTCTTTAACAGCGTAAAGCCCACAATTTTAATCGGTATGCTTCGCAGAAAAATAAAGGACGAGAGGGTGATTGACCTTATCGGGAAAATCTTGAAGAATGGCGGAGATTGCCTCCCGATAGGGTACTACACCTCGCAATGGTTTTCCAACTTCTTTTTAGAGGGTTTCGACCACTTTGTAAAGGAAGTGTTGAAAATCAAATATTACGTCCGCTATGTGGACGATATGGTGCTGATAGACACCAACAAAAGAAAACTGCGCAAGGCGATAATGGAGATTGAAAAATATCTCAACGGCATAGGCTTGAAGCTCAAACCGAATTACCAGGTATGGAAGGTGCATAGCCGCCCGATAGACTTCGTGGGGTTTAGGTTTTACAAAGACAAAACGCTCCTGCGCAAGAAAATTTTTTTTCGACTGTGCCGACGGGTGAGAAAGATTGAGAAAACGGGTTATATTACCGTGAATCAAGCAAGGGGACTACTGTCCCTGCTCGGTTGGCTTACTCATATAAACGGGTGCGGATTCTATAAAGAACATATTTACGGAATCGCGCCGAGAAACAAACTCAAAAAAATCGTGAGCAATCACGGAAAAAAGGAGGCTAAAAATGGAAAAAACAAAGGTTTTCAGCAAAGCGAGGTGGCTTGTTAGCGCGCTCGGAGACAAAGACCGTGGGCTTCTTACCCAGAAGGAAATTGACGACGCTTGCGAGGTGTGG